AACCATTGCTAAACTGAATCGCACCCGCAACACCCGATGGGTTGGCAGTCAAAACAATGTCACCACTACCCAAAAGCGATGTACTATTCAAGGTCTTGATGTTTGTTCCGCTGACAAGAGTTTCTTGAACTGCGACATTGCCACTACCAAGAAGCGATGTTGAGTTCACCGTCTTGATATTTGTTCCCGAAACAAGCGTATCTTGTTTGGTAGCAAGAGCAGTTGTCACCGCAGTTGTTGTCGGGAGATTGCCCAACTGAACTTTTGTGGTGGTGTTGGTTGCTATGTCTACAACTGGAAACACATCGTCCGTTGTCGGGGTTGTTAATTCGGTTAAGTCAGTTATTCTCTTGTTGCTCATAATTTTAAAAAGTTGCCGTCTTGAGTTCTCAAGAAGTCATTGTTTTGTGATAGTAAATAGCCAATAAATTTCTTGTCAAATCCGAGATAGTCCCCATCTTGAGTTGTCAAGTACGCTAAATCTTGCGTAATCAAAAAGTCAAATGTATCTTGAATGATTGTTTCACTCAATCCGGGAGTGTAACTCTTCGCAGATATTGTCGGTGTGTTTTGCTTCGCTTGGATCGTTGGCACATAACTTTTCGCACTCTGCGTGATGTTTCTTTGCTTGTTGCTTTGCTGAAAAACATAGGTTTTCAAATTAAGCGTGTAATCAACTTTCTTTGATGTCAGCGAAGGTTTGTATACCTTGCCACAAGCTCATTTGCAAGGTCAGGATTCGTGTTGACTGCGGATGTTTGAGCATACACTTTGTATTCGTACTCCCCATTTAATAGTGTGAAGGTCGTTCCCTCAACAACGGCAAACTGATTGTATCTTTCTTTGAATGCAGAAATGTCAGCCAAGATGACATTGACAACTTGATCCGTCAGCAGATGCGTCATATTAAACAAGAAATATGGATTGGCAATCGTGACTTTTTCGGTCAGCGTTAAATACCAATTCTTTGATTCTGCTTTTTCAATTACCAACATCTCTACAAAATAGCGATGCGAAATTTATGTAACAAAAAAGGGAGAGCATTTGCCCTCCCTCTTTCTCCTATGAATCAAGAACCAATTAGATACCTAAACTGGTAACAACTGAACTCTGCAATTTGTAAGGTGCTTCCGCTTCAATCGCTGACAAGGTAACCTCATATCCATTTGAATCACCCATCGCAGTACCGGTGTTGGCAACCATAGCGGTCACATCACATCCGTACTCCTTACCGACCAAGAAATACTCATCGTTGTTGTTTTTCACGATGCAGAAACATCTGCCTTGTGCCAACAATTTCACAATCTGCGAAGTTTGAAGGCAACATCCGATTGATTGAAGGATGTGCCATTCTCAACACTCACATTTGTGGTGATTACAAGTGATCCAGTTGCTTTGGGAAGTTCGTAAGTATACACGCTACCACTTGCAACGCTTGTTGCGGTAACTTCTCCACTTGCAACGGTGAATCCTGAAGTTGCCCAGTTAATCAAGTGGATGCTTTTGATGCCACCTACTGCATCTTTGCAGTCAAGGGCGAATCCTGAAGTAAGTAAACAAGGCATATCTTAATGGATTAAAGGGTGAAGTAAACGATTTCTCCGGGAAATGCAACCTGTACACCAGCTTTGAAAGTGAAACGAACTCGTACCTCATCGTTGTCAATGCTGTACCACATCTTCACTTCTTCTTGCTCGTCAATCAAGTCAGTTCCCATAAAGAAGTTTGACAAAGAACCAGCAACAATCTTGTTAGTTCCGTTCAAACCACCTACGGCAATCAACTTCATATTAGAACCGGGGTAAACCATTTCCATTGTTTGAGCAGCATCGCCCACATAGTGGAACAAGTTTGCGTTCTTCAAGTTAACCAACATCAACTTGTAGGCATCAATTCCCAAGAAGCAAACCAAGTCATCCTTCTCTGCAACGGCAGCAGGGATGTTTGCGTAAACTTGATCCAAGATGTCATCAATGTTTGCAGCGGTGATTGAAGTGAAAGTGGTTGGTGCAGAGTTAGCCAATACTGGAGAAGCAGCGGCAATGATTTTGTTGAAACCATCAAAGCGACTCAAGTTAGGGTTGCCACTTGCGGTGTCACCTTGCCACATTGCAACTTCCAAAGTTTGTGCAATTACGGCAGCTTTTTCAGCACCTACTTGCTCTTCAAATGGAATCATTGTTGGTGAACCGGGCATAATTTGGGTTTGCATCCATTTGGCTTCCAAAGTTTTTGGACACAAAGTTTCTTCAACTTTTACAGCACCAACGGTGATGTTTCTTTGAGTGAAGGCAGTTGTACCTGATGGGTTGTAACCACAACCATCGGCTTGGAAGAAAACGGTTGAAGCAAGGATGTTCAAAGCAGATGCTGATTTAACACCTACCTGAACTTGGTTAGCAGATTGCAAAGTTGAAGAAGTTTTGCTTCCGAACAATGCTTTTACCAATAAGTCAGTTGACTGCTCATTGGTGTAGTTAGCGAGTGATCCTACTGAAAATGACATAGTTTTATTTGTTTATAGAGTTTTTGAATTTTTTAAGTGCTTCAAAGCGGTCGTTCTTTTTTGTAGATACAGGTGCTTTCAAGGGTTCTTCGCTTGGCAAGTCAGCAACCTTCTCAATCAGGTCAATCGCTTTGCTCATAGCTTCTTTGTGTTTGATGTTTGATGCAGTCAATGACTCAACCTTTGCAGACAATTCAGCGATGGCAGATTCCAACTTGGAAACGGTGTCGTTGAATGCAGATACGGTTGCGAACTCTTCGGCTTCAATTTCAATCTCAACTTCGGGTTCAACGATTTCAGTAACGAAACCACCTTCAGTTGTAACCAACAATCCACCTTCAACTTCGTGAGTTGCGTCAGGTGCTGGAATGTTGCCTTCGGCAGTTTGAACGAAGATGGCAGTTCCTACCGCCAATTCGCCTTCGTACTCAATTACCGTTCCATCAGTCAAGGTGGCAGTTGCCATCTCCACTTTGGTTTCTTCGTCCGAAAATCCCAACATCGTGCGGATTTCTTTCAATGTTTCTTTTGCGTTCATTTGTATAAAATTAGAGTTTATGTTTCGGTGTTGCAATTTTACTTGCCGTTCCACTTGGAAAGGACTTCTTTCAATGCCTCAAGTATTTGTTCGTCTTTCTCTTCAGGGAAATCAAAAACGCCCTCAACCGAGAACCCTTTGAACTCACCCTCTTTGACTCTTGCCCACACATCGTCATTGTCTACAAGGTAGGAAACAAACCACGATCCGTCAGCAACCTCCTCAAATCCCTTCGGTGGCATCACTCCTCTTTCTCGGTCAATGATGTATGACTCAAACAAGCTCACACCATCCATTATCGGAGTGCGGTGATGGGCATTGACTGCATCGTACTTGTTGCCCCTTGCCCATTTCTTTGCAATCTTGAAGATGCTCTCCTTGTCAAATACCACATAGTATTCACCACGCACATCGTCTCTGCGATAGATGGGTAGGTCGGCAATCATCGCTGCTCCAGTTACGATTCTTTTCTCCTCGTCTTGGATGGCAAACTTTTGACCTTCTACCTTCAGGATTCTCTCACACCAACGGAGCATCTCTTCACCACCCCAAAGCAAATAGGAGATAGTTCCACACGCTTCGGTGTCATCGGGGTTGTAGTATTCTTTTGCACGACTCAAGAAGGAGTATGTGCGTTCAATCGTTTCAAGGGACAAGTTCTCACGGTTGGCAAGTTGGTTTGCTCTTGCTTTGCCGACCAATGTTGCACAATCGTTGTCTACTTTCTCATTCAATTCCATCCCACGAATAGCATTGTCAACCGCTGCCTGTGGGTAATCGTTCTCAAAAGCAGAGAAAGCAAGAAAGTCCTTTTGTATCGCTGGAGATTCCACGAGAGAGACAAACTCAATACCTGTCTCTTCGTCCCATTCGTTGATGTCTAATTTGTAAACTGGTAGTTTCATCGTATTCAAATAGCGTTATTTCACAACGGACACTCTTTTGGTGTTTCCGACTCTTGCTTGTGTGCGTGATATGTCCCCTTCGGTCACAAATACTCTCTGCTCAAATCCGCTGACTTGTGGCAATGTAGATGATACCTGTGGAACACTTTGCTGAATGCCTTGAATGTTTGTGGTTTGTGGTTGACTGCCTCCTTTGGATGCACTACCTCCCGACAACAATTGTTTTGCTCTTGCGACATTCGCCAAAATCCTTGCCACACCTTGTGCATAGTATGCAGCGGTGAAGATGGGAGTTGCAGGTCCAAGTATAGACGCTGCCTGTGCAGATGCTTTTGCAGATTCAGCGTTCAAACTTGAGAACGCAACTGCACTATCAATTGCAATCTCTACCAATGCAATACCTTTGGCGATTTGTTCACGCTTCTTTTCTTCGGTTGTCAGGATTGTATTCAATGAACTCAACCCATCCACCGTTGCTCGTGCAAATCCTATCTTGGCATCATATACTTGTTTTGCAGCAAGTATCTCTTCGTCCGCTGCTTTTTTGACTTTTGCTGCCTCATCCGCTCGTGCTTTGTCAATTAAGTCATCCGCTTCGGTTCTTGCTTGATAGCGTAGAAGTGATGCGGTCGTGATTCCCTTTCTTTGTATACCCTCAAGTCCCTCAAAGTATTTTTCTTCTTTCTTGAGATTTTCTGCGTTCAACCGGTCATTCGCTTCTTTGGCTTCTTTTGCTCTTGCATCATTTGCATCTTTTCTTGCTTTGGCTTGGTCTTTGTTGAAATTCTGCTCTTCAATTTTTAACACCTCTAATGCGTTCTTGGTGTCAAGGATAATCTTGCCCCAATTCTCCTCATTGTTTTTGCCGTAGTTTGCTCGTGCTTTTGCAAGGTCATTCTCTAACTTTTGGCGTTGCTTGTTAAACACACCAACTTGGTCACCTCTTGCTTGTAGCAATGCAATCTCTCTGTCAAGTTGCTCATTGCTTTTTTCGGTTGTCTTGTTTAACTTGTCCAATGCCCTTTCCGCTGCCGAAGTAATCCCGACAAAATCGGTGAACCGCTGAACCAAATTGCCGACAAAATTGGCAATCGTTTTCAAACCGGGTATCAATCCTAAAATTGCATTTTTTAACTTGTCAAAGTTGGCAATGATTAAGGTCAAAGCAATACCGATTGCACCGAAGGCAAGGGTTGACATTTTGCCTAATGCTTGGAAAGCTTTTAACACATTGCCCTTGATGTTCCCAGCGATAGCGGAGAATTGTTGTTGAACCTTTCCAAGTCCCTCAAGTCCTTCAGCCAATGCCATCGCACCTTGCAACTTGACCATTGTCTTTTGCAAGTCCTCGCTTTCACTACCGAATAGAGCCATTGCCCCTTGTGCTGCTTGGAATCCACGAGCAACTCCTTGAACAACCGTGTTAATTTGAGCAAACTTGTCGGGGTTTACTGCTGCAACTCGGTCGTTAAAATCCTCCATTCGGTCACGAGCTTGTGCAAGTGCCTTCTCTGCCTTGATGGCTTCAGGAGAAAACTCACCAAACTCCATCACCGCCTGTTGTGCTTGGATGGTTAGTTCCTTAATCTCCGACTTCATTGACTTGAAGTCAGGTTTTTTGACCGTTAGGTCTATCGCTGCCGTTAGTGCCATATCTTATCCGTTACCTATTACAAAATAATTTGTTCCATCACACACAATCCACTTTTTCTCGTAGTGGTTGTTGATGACCTCCGTGTCTGCTCCGTTGATTGTTGCAGCAGTTGCCGTGTCAATCGTAATTGAATGTGCTGAATTTGTTTTGAGAAACACCCAATGCTTTCCGCTCAATCCTGATGGATCGGGAAGAGTCACAATCGTCTTTGGTCACGCTTGTTGTAGTTGTTACCGTCTTAACTGCACCTCCACTCAAGAATGATGGATACATCTCGTAATTGCCAAGATAGAGTGTGTCAGGTTTAGTGACTGCAAAGTCATCACACAATATCGCAGCACTCCCATCCGTTCCCGCTTGGAAGGTTGTGTTTTTGGAAACAACCGCAAATGTATCGGTGAGATTGTTGTTCTGCACAATACCATCTCCCTGAATTATACCTCCTCCTCCTTGACTTACACCAACCGTCACACCTTTGATGCCGGGTTTGATTGGTATATTTCCACCGGGATAGATGTCGGATTCCGCATCGGTTTGCCCCGCAGTTCCCGCACCGATTGTCTTTTGAACTATTGATGCTGGTTCAATAAATTGCTGAAGCAAGAACTCGCACAAATACACCCCATCCTCAATTGGGTTGTAATCGGTGATTTGATTCAATCTCCAATACTGCCCTTCAAAGAAGTAAGCATCCGAGAATGACAAGTTCAGCCAATCCTTTGGGGTTATGCGGAAGTATGCTCTTAATATCTTGGAGTTTGATCCTGTAATCTCACTCAAGAAACGATAGTAGTAATTGTTGACAAGGTTTGAGTTGGTATACTTGTACCCAGCACCTACACCAATCTCTCTCGGCATTCCAAAAAGAATGTCATAAGTGGGATTGCTGATTGAGTCCAAGTGAATGGTCAATGGTATTGAGAATTGATTTGTGTAGTTCAAACCAACACCCGCATATTGTGCGTAGAACTTCCAATTGACTCCACTAACCACACCACCAAAATACAATATCCGCAAGTCACCATCTTGGTAGTTGGGGACATACGACAAGACAAAGTTCTTTTGGTTGTTATATGAATTTATTTGCGTAGGTGCAAAATCAATTTGAATCTTTTTCTCATTCTTGATAAACTGGTTGTCAACCTTGTATGTGCGAGAGCCGTATGTTGTTTGATACGATTCCTGATACCAGACATTCGCTTCATCCTTGCCCTCTTTGTATTGTAGGACATATGGGTTGGCTTCAAGTTCTCCCATAGGAACAATCTCAACAGGTTGAGAATAGTCCAGTTTAGCAGTCCAATCAACATTATCTCCAGTATAGAACTCATCTCGTGGAACGCAACGCAGATTCTTTGGATTGTCTTTGTCAGGTTCAATGTACAAATTGAACATCTTAACAAACGACATAAACATCTCACTTTGCTTGACTTCGGAGTTTAGGTATGCAGAGAAGTCAACCGTCTCTCCAAGTCCGTATGTGTACGCTGACTGATTGCTCTCAATAAACGAATCAATACCGATGTCCAAAGAGAATTGTGCATTGGTCAAGTTGTAATTGTTCGCATCGTCATAAACTTGTGCCAATCTCACATCCAACACATTGCCTGTAAACACCGCCAAAGGGGAGAAGTACAATCCCACTTGGAATGCTGGTGATCCGAAGTCAACGGTGACCGTGCTTGTTTGCTTTAATACTCCGTCAACATACAATCCAAACACCAAGTGGATGTCCTCTTGGAATACAGGTGCATACCCTGTGGATGCGTAGTTGATAGAAAGGTCAACATCAAACACATATCTTCCACCAATGGGTGCAGTATAACGCCCAGTAGTGTTGTTGTAATTACCACCATTGTCAAAGTTCCCACCTGTGGAATCGTTTTGGAATAGAAGGATTGAGTTCAGGTCAAGGGATTGTGCCGTTGTTGTGCGAGAAGCTC